ACGGTACTCGACCACATAATCGCTAACCTGGGCTTTAAATTCCTTGCCAGCCTTGCTAATCCCCATCCTGTTCCGGAATATAGTGCGGTAACTGTTTACGCTGGGCGGCAGGGGCAGGTTAAGTACAATCATGCAGCAATTCTAAGAGTTCTACGGTGTCTTGGGTCATTTCTTCAAACTTTGGTATGTAAAAACCCTGATTCAAATAGCAAGGCAATCGTTTTTCTATGCGCTTCTTCCCAAAATTCCACTCTTTCGGCTTTTGACATTTTTGTTCCTTGGTCAAGTTCTGCGTGGCATTGGTAACACAAGCTGGCAACTCTGTAATCTGACGCTTTAATCCCACGACCTTTACCATCCCTAAGTTGATTTGAGTGTGCTGCAACGATTGTTCCGTCTATTGTTCCGCAGTTTTGGCACGGGAAATTACGCACAATTTCAAGTAATTGTTTATTTCTATACATTAGCGTTATCTACGCTGCGTTGTTCTAGTTTTTCTGCTGATTCCGCAATATCTACTGCAATTTCCATCATTAGTAACGCACTATTGTTTTTTAGTGCTTCATCATACATACGAATTAATGTTTTTAGGATAAGGAATTCTTCGGTTAATTGAATCATCGTGTCATCTTTTCAAGGTTTCGGTTACTAGCTTGTTCAGTGCGCCATGCGTCAAAGCGCATTGTAGCGGCTGTGATCTGCCATTTAAGCGTTTCTGCATCTTCTGTGGCCTTGCCAATAGCTACGCACAAGTCTTGGTATTCTTGGCTGGCGTAGGCTTCACGCTCCTGACCGCCTAAACTTTGCTCATTAGACTTCTTCATCATAATGGCCTTTAGGCTTGATTTGTACGCTTCAAGCTGGGCCAATTGACCTTTAGCCTTCGCATATTCAGGGGCGTTTGTGTATATGTAATTGATTGCTTCGTGTGGGTCGTATTCTTTTTCTAACATTTCTCTTTTGCCTTTCTTAGTATTGCTCTAGCAAAATTTAATATTGCTTGTTGCGAGTTAATGTATTTATCACCATGAAAATGTGCTTGTGCGTAAGCATCAGTAATGCACTCTCTTTGAAGCTGTTTTATTTCCTCATCTGTTAGTTCTTTTACTGGATGGGTATAGAGTGGAATCAAGTCCTTAAACCCCATTTCTTCAAAGTAATCTGCACTTCTTGATACATCACCGCCTTGGCTCATCCACGCTACTGGTTCATTGTTCATTTTCCTAATATTTCCTTTATGCGTTTTTTTACATCCGCTTCTGTATCTTTATTGCGCTCAATAAGTTCTTTAACCAAATCCCAATTGCGGTAACGCTTAACAACGGCAATATAAGACTGAGCCAAATATTCAATCCTGCTCTTATAGTTGTTCATCTAACTGCTTTATCTTTTGGCTGATCCTTGCTCTCCATTGCTGCCAACCTTCCCCTGCATACGCCTGTACTCCTATTTCTTGTGCTTTTGCTTTAGTTAGTTCCTCGCTGGAATACCAAGGCAATTCAGGTTTTTTGACTTTTTTGACTTCCATATCTAGTTCATCTTCCCAACGGCCTTGATTTAACCAAGTGGCAGGATGGGGAATATAGTCCTTTTCAGTCTGTTTTAACTTCCAGTACTCTAAATGCGTGGGCAAGGCTAAGAACGCATCTTCCTGCTCTTGATGGGTTAGCCTGTCCCATGACTTTTCGGCAGCCCTTCGCCCCTGTTTTCGAGGATATAGGCTATAAAAATCAGCAAAGTTCATCGTGTTATCTCGTCAAAGTTGTAAAACCATTCGTCTTTGGCTGACCATTTTGCATGGTTCTCAACGCTATAGACTTCGGTTGGTATCTTAAAATCAGGGGTTTTAAGCTCGGCTGGCACAATCGAAACATCGTACCAAAGGCAACGGTTATTAGGCTGGCAGGCAAATTGCCCGTTATCCAGCTTAATAAAGTTGTACGACTTGTGTTCCTGGACCCCTTCACTAAAAGTAGTGTCTAGCCGATTGCTGTCCGGATCGGCAAAGTCAATGGTGAAAAGATAGTTGCCAAAATGAAACTGTCTATCCTTGCCAAAGTATTTGACCTTTAGCCCACGCAGATTTGACTTTTCAATCACCGCCATATCGTAAGAAAGGCAATCCCATATCTGCAAGTAATCCAGGGGCAGGGGATCAACGACTTCCTTCCATACATAAGCACTGATTGGCAGTTTGTCGTACAGCGCACCGTAATTGGTAAGCATGGATTCAATCCTAAACGCTTGGCCTTTTATGGCTTTAGCGGTCATCCACACACAAGGCTCTAATTCACCGTGACCTTTTTCTTGGTTATATAGGTACTCTTTCCGCACAAAGCATTTAACAGGCGGTATGTTTGCGACTAAAAATGTCATTTGTTGTTCCAAAAAAGAAATATGGCGGCAAGCACCATAACAGTTGCAAATAGGATAAAAACGCCTAATGCAAACACAATCATCACCGTTTCGATCATATTGCCAGGGCGAACATTGCGCCAAGGATTGCACCAAGTATGCAAGCACCGATTATGTCTTTCATGATTAATACTCCAATCCAGCGTAGTCCATCATGTTGCATTGGTTTGCTATTAGCAAGGTTCTAAGACCCTGCAAGGCTCTGCGTAATTGGTATTTGTTAGGTTCCGGACTTTCTGCCTCGTTGATTATGAGGTAAAGCAGGCCAAATACTTCGTCTTGGTCGTTATAGGCTTGGTAAAGAGCCGATTCAGCAATGCTGGCTTTGCGTTCTGCCTTTTCTAATGCGGTAAGCGGCTTGGCTTTTGGGGTTTTTTTGGTTGTCATATCTATTCCTTATCTATTCCACTCGTTATTGAGTACCTCTACTTTATTAAGTTATCTTAACTAATGCAACCTTTATTTATTTAGGACTAACCCTAGTGTTGTATTTAAGTCTATATAAGTAATTCGTTGCTTTTTGGTGAACGAACCTAGCCTTCCTGGTTCGCCTTCATCTGCTTTTCGGAGCCACAGAACCCGCCAGTCGTTCGTTGAATAGGCACTAGCTTCGCCACCTATATTTGTGCTGTTGCATCAACTATCCCCCAGTAGCACTTGTATATTGACTGCTGGTGTCGGATCCCGCCCAGCCAATACCAAGCGGAAATAGAAAAACCCCTTTAGGTTGCTCTAAGGTGAAGTTGCTTAATAAATGGGCTTGTAGCATTTAGTAAACACTCAGAACAACCCAAAAGGGTCTTGGTCACTAGCCTAGTTATCCGCAGACTTCACTCCGCTTACCAAGAGTATATACCAAATTAATCCAACTCAGGCCAAATCAACCCATAATTGTTGGGAAAAAGCGACTTACGGGTAATTAGCCCATGTGATTCCTTTTCCAGGGTTGCTGCCAGCACTATTAGCTTATCTTGGGGTATTTCCCCGTTCTGCCACATAGAAACGGCAGGTACGCTGACCCCCACCATTTTGGCTATGCGGGTAGGGCCACCCAATAATTTAATAATTGCTGTTGCATTCATAGTTTAGTTATCTTAACTTATTTGTATCTTTTTTGCAAATACCTGTTGACTTGTGGTTTAAGTTTGCTTAATATCTAAGTACGGTATGTGCCGTGATAACTACCCAAGCGGGTGAGAAAGATCAAAAATGAGTGATTATGACCAGCAGTTAGCAGATCAAGTACAGATGCAGTTTGAACTTGATGAAGTATTCAAAGACCTGGAAGAAGGTACATTTCTTACCGAGCGTCAAATAGACCTATTACGCCATTGCTGCGGATATGTCGCACCTAAACGCAACAACCATGTAAACCCCGTCATTCGTGACATTGTGAACGACTTTGGTCAAATTTTTGGAGCAAACAAATGATTATTACCGATACGCAAAAAGATTTTAAGATTGCCCCTGCTGGCTTACATATGGCACGGCTTTACTCCATCATTGACTTAGGCCACCAAGCTACCGAATGGGCTGGGGAAACCAAGATCATGCACAAGGTTGTGTTTACTTGGGAACTACATGGTGACGATGATGCAGGTCTGCCGCTAAAAACAGACGATGGAAAGCCCTTAATCGTGTCCAAGCGATATACAGTCAGTTTAGGCGATCAAGCACGGCTGCGCCAAGATTTAGAAAGCTGGTCAAACAAAAAAATGACTGCGGAAGATCGCAAGAACTTTGACCTTAAAGGATTGCTGGGCAAGTTCTGCATGGTTAATATCACGCACTCAGAAGATGGCAAGTACGCCAATATCAGCGGCATTAGCCCTGTTCCTTCTGCTCTGCGTAACGCTCAACCGGAAGGCATTAACCCGACTAATCATTTTTGGTTGGCTGAGTTTGACCAGTCTAAGTACGATGCGTTGCCAAAGTATTACAAAGAAAAGATCACGGAAAGTAGTGAATGGCGTGGCAATAAACAGCGTGAGGCAAACGCACCCAAGATTGAAGACGATAACTTGAACGACATCCCGTTCTGAGGAAAATATGTTAATAAAAGAAAAGGTGACAGAAAATGGTCATTGGTACACCAAAGACGGCACTCCAGCCTATACAACCATCGGCAAGACTGGGGAAAGAGCCACAACGCTCCGTGACGCACGGAAACTCGGACTTCTGCCAAGTGTTACAACAATTAACGGAATGCTATCGAAAGCAGGGCTTGATACATGGAAACAGCAACAAGTCCTCCTAGCAGCCCTAACCCTGCCCAGGATGGAAGGCGAACCTGAGTCTGATTGGCTGGCTCGTGTCATGCAGGATTCCAAGGCAACTGGCAGGGATGCTGCGGAACGAGGTACGGCCATCCATGCGGTCATTGAGGCTTATTTTGACCAGGTATATATGCCGGAAAAGCCACCGTACCTAGATGCGGTTACCAATGCCTTACAAGAGGCGTTTGGAAGCCAGCTGTGGCTTTCTGAGCGGTCTTTTGGGCATCCCCTAGGGTTTGGTGGCAAATGCGATCTGATGGCTAAACCAGTCAACGGTGATGGGGGCGGTTTTATAGTTGATTTCAAGACCAAAGAAACCGACCTTACCAAGGTTGATGTGTATTTTGAGCATGAGATGCAATTGGCAGCCTACCGTGAGGGCCTAGGCGTTCCGACAGCACGGTGCGCTATTGTCTTTGTAAATGCCCTTACTAACCAGGTAAAACTGATTGAAATAGAACCGGATCGGCTTCAAAAGGGCTGGGAGTGCTTTGAGCATTTGTTGAGGGTTTATCAGATCAAGAACGGCATATAATGGTTGTGGGCGGCAGGTAGACAAAATCTATGCTCCTTCACGGGACTGCCGACCCACTCCATCTGTTGTATTTTTACAAATCTAAGGGTATATCCTAAGATAAATGTGTTGATATTGTTAAGATAACTTAATAAAGTGGTCGTACTCCAATTGGGAGTGATATAGAAAAGGATAGATATGAAAAACAGAAATTATGTAATGTCTTTGTATTGCGGTGATACATACCTGGACGTCTACGGCAGCATTGATAAGGATGAGCCTGATGTGGGCCATGTCGGTGGCGTAGACATTGAAGATGTTTTTATAGCCGACACCGAAACAAGCGTACTTGAAATGATCCACAGCCTTGGCTGGGCCAAGTTCAACGACCTAGTTCAATCCGAATACACACCTGAAAGTTAAAAATGAAAAAATTACTGTTATTAACCCCATTGCTATTTGCAGCTTGCACATCTTATAAACCGCCTAATGTCAGCCTTGAAACCGACAAACAGGCTTACCATAT